GGCGGGCGTTTCCACACCGGATCGTTGTCGTACAGTGTGTTAAACGACGACTTTTCTTCCGTATTTTCGGGTTCCGGTTGTTGTGGTGCCGCTTCTTGCTTGCTGAACCGCCCTGCCGGATCGCGTACGACGGTTTCTACGGGTTCGCCCTTCTCAGCGGCCTCAAACCCTGCTTCTAACAATTCACGACGGTCAATCTCTTGATCTTCCCGTGCCGCAACCATTGCTGGATTAGTGTTGTCCATTACCCTCTCCTGTGGGGATTGGTGAAATTGGCTTGTTGGCGTATTTCGCGCAGTATGCGATCAGCCTGTTCGTTGGTCATGCGTGTGTTGACCATGTGCTTAATGCGTTCCAGCCGAGTGTTATTCTCGGGTTCACGCCGAATGTGCTTGGCAGGGTCGTCGTTACCTACCTCCTCGCAGTTGTTAGCCTTCAAATGACGGCGATGCTCCGAGCGTGATGTCACCATCTTGCCGTCAATCATGCTCCGATAGGGCGTGATGTCAGGCATGACGTAGTGGTAGCGCCCCTTGTCGTCCTTCTTGCGCTCCACAAACTCGCCGTCTATGTAAACGTACGTCCGTTTCATTGCGTAAAGGGTGGCTCGGGCATCGTCTTGCCCATCTGGGCAATGACCAGTTTGGTTTGTGCGTCAAGGTCAGCGCGGTAACGGTCAGCAGCCTGCTTTTGTTGCAGTTCGGCAGCCTTGAGGCGTGCCTCAAAGTCCATTTTCTGCTGCTCCATCGCCATCTTGGCTTGGTTTCGCATCTGCTCCATTTGCATTTCGTGCTGCATCTTGGCTTGCGTAAGCGCAGATTCCATCTGCATCTTGCTCTGCTCCAACTGACCCTTCTGCTGCATCTCGGCTTGCTTGCCTTGCTGCTCGGGGTTCTGTTGTTGCATGGCCGCCTGCTGCAACTGCTGCAACGTAGCGTCAATTTGTCCCTCAATCGGTCGGGCTGCCTTAAACGCCTGCATACCAAAGCGCAGCAGTTCCATCATCATCGGCACCATCTGCGGGCTGGCCTGACCGACCGGCAACGCTTGGGCAAGGAAGCCACCGAATGCTTGCAGGAACTGCATACGGTCTTGCTTGTTCTGGTTCTCGTCCAGCATCACAAGACTGTCGGCGGCGATGTCCACGCGGAAATTGCGCAGCGGCTTGTTACGCAGCAGTTCCAGCGCCTGCGGAATCAGTTGCTGGTCAGCGGGCGTCATCTGCTGTGCGGCAGCGTACGCAAGGATCGTCTCAGGCTGATACTTCATGCACATGACCTGTGCCTTGAGGCGTATCAGTTCCGAGGCAAAGAGAGCAACGTCCTCTTGCATAGAACGCAGTCTTAGCCCTGCGTATTGCCCTTTGATTTGCTGCGCGGTGGCCGTTTCGCTGGCGAACGACGTACCTCGGATGATGTCCGAGATGCCCGTGATTTCGTAGATTTGGCTCTTGATGTCTTCTCTAGCGCGGTAGCACTGGAGTAGCGCATTTGCGAGTGTGTCAAGGGGGAGGAGGTCAATACTACCTTTAAGACCGCCCTTTTCACTGAATGCCATCCATTTATCAACCGGGATAAGAGCATTGTTATCGCCCTCCGTCATCAGTCGTTGCAGCGCGGGTTGGCTGGAGTCATAGACGCCACGCACGCGCAGTGCTTTGACCAACCCATCAATGCGGTCGGACAGGATGTCCAACTCCATGGCTTGATCTTGATACAGCACAAAGTCGGGGACAGGTACAAGCGTGTCGCTGGTCGTCGTCGCATACAGAGGCTTTGGGCAAGGGAAGAAGCCCTCAAGGCCGAGCGGGTCATCACGCTCGTCAATGATCTCGGGCATTCCCTTGCTGAACCAGTAAACCTTTTCGGTTTCCTTGTCCCACAGTTCACAAATCTTTGCGCGGTTGTAGAGACGCTTGTTCTCGTTGTAGGCGTTGAGCGGCTCGGGGCCACTGTCTAGCGGAATGCGGCGTGCGACGTCCTCACCAAAACGCTCTACCAGCGCCTCACGGGTCATAAACACCCAGCGCCACACCTGCCCGACTTCTTCCCATGTGCGGGCGGGAGAGTGCCCAAAGTCGCGCCAATGGACGTAATCCACGGGTGCGCATTCGTACTCAATACGCTCAAGGTTGGGCGGTGCGCCTTCACCCTGCTCAATGTCAGGCGTGATAGATACGCCGTCGTCCTCTAACCCAATCGGGGCAGTGTGCGGTTCATAACGCACCCATGCGGTGCCGCGTCCACCCAAGAACCGATCCTCTACGGCATACGCCATCGTGGAGCGGTAATCGGGGTAATGCTCAATTTCAAAGTCAATGGCACGCTCTACCAACTGTGCAGCCACGCGGCCCACGGGGTCGTTGTCACCAAAGCGGCGGCTGATGTCAGCCTTCGGCAGTTTGGCGTAGACGGCAGGCTTTAAGGTCTGCACGTTTGACCAAAGGATATTAAACTTGGCCGATTCGGTCAGCGTCTGCCCACGCGTATCGTCGCGGTAACGCTTGATGATCTTCTTCGTACGCGCCATCCACTTGGCAAACTCGTTGTCGTACTGCCCGATGATGCGCAGATAGCGGTCAAGTTTTGGCTGTAACAGTCCGTCCATTACTTGCCCTCGTTTCGTTTGCTAATGGCTTTGGCCTTTGATTTGGCCTCTGCCTTACTACCAGCGCCCCATGCTCTCAGAGCAAGTGCAAGGCGCGTCGGTTCACCGTTCTTTTCCATCGGCCCCGGCATATTGCCCATGCGGGCGAGGAACGATGCGCGGCGTGGGTTGTCGCCCGACTTAACGGGAGGCTTCAGCGTCCCGCCCGTCTCGGCTTTGTACGAGGCGCGACCCTTGGCGTTCAAACCGCCTTTCTCATTTTTACCCGCTTTTCGCTGCCAAGCAGGACTTTCATAACCCATGTTTGGTTACCACCGCTTTGCACAAATTGGCGAAATCTGACGATAAAAGTGAACTTTTCGCCACATTGGCAATTCTACACACTAATTGCACGTTGCCCGTGACGTATCCATCATTTGAATTTATCCGGTCAATGCTGCAATTGGTCTGAATTACGCCGTTTCCGAGTTCCATCGTCATCGGCCACCCTGTTAATGCGCATTTTCCGTCTTGCGCAAACCATAGCGCCTCAAGAGCATCTAACGAAATGATGTCGCCATCACGTTTTCTCTGAATTGCTTTTTGGCGCAAATACGATAAAAAACTTCGTACGGTTTTAGAGCGTTTTTGTGCAGAAAATTGAAGGCGTAATGGCCCCCAAGTTCGTTTGTGATAAGACGCTTGTTTTTGCGAAATACAAGGCTTACACCAACTATTGAACTTTGGTTGCCCATTCACCTTTTTGCCGGTTGTGTAAAAACTTGTCAGCGGCAACATTTCACCGCATTTAGTACAAGTTTTTTCTATCACCGCGCTCACTTGTTCTCCGGCTTAACCGTCTTGGCTGATTGCTTAAACGCTTCGGCAGTCGGTGCGCCTTTCTCGCCGGGTTTGCGGGTACGCTCTACGGGGCGACCCTCACGGCGCTGTCTTGCCTGCCGTTCCTGTTTGGCAAGAATGTTTGCGTAGAGGCCGGCTTTCATTAGGCGTACGTGCTAAAAAGGCCGACGACCGACATAGAGGCGTTTTGGCTGCACGTTGCCGTGATCTGGCCCGTCGTGGCGACGTTAAGTTCCACCGAGTACACACCGGCTGCGGTCGTGGCCGGAAACGACACCAACGTGGTGCTGCCGTCCTTCACGATGGCCGAGGCTTCCGTATTGCTGGCGACGTTGACCACCACGCGGTGCAGGTACGCGCCGGGGCTGCCAAAGGCCGTTGTTGACGTTGCGCCAACGGCAACGTAATTCATCCGAGTTGGCTGTTGAACGCTCATATCCTTGCTCTCCTGCTAACCGTGCGGTCGTGAACGGCCCACATATCGTTTAGCGTGACCTTGTTTTCAGGCCCAACCAGCAGCGGTTTTACCTCTACCGATGGGGGCTTGTCAGAAATCTCTTGCCATGATACCGCAAGCATACGGAATGCGTCACTAGGGTGGCTAGTCCAATCGTGACGCGGGGACTGCCGAAACGCTTTCTTGTCCTCGTCGTACTCGCGCTGATACTGCCGTAATGCCTCTATGCCATCGCGGCATTTCTCGCCGTCAAACCACACTCGCGGCAATGTCATGCGCACGGCTTGGATGCCGTTCTGCACGCCGATGTCGGGAACAACAGCAAGGTTGGCGGTGCCGAGATACGCGGCTAATTGCTCAATGATGCTGCGTCCTGTCTGTAGGCTCTTGGCCCGTGCGTCGTGCGGTAGGAAGTGTTTGACGTACTTGTAGGGCTTGCTTTCTACGTGTTCGGCAATGTCGTGGATGTCAGCACCCGAGATGGCAAAGTAGTCAATGACGCGTATTTCCCCGCGTGAGGGCTGGTAAAACCACACCGCCGTGTCGTCGCGGTAACCCAAATCCCACGCCGTGTACGTTGGCAAGTTCGGGTCGTATGGCACGCGTGTGATACGGCCTTGATCCTGCGCCTGACGCATTTCTGTGCCGTAAAAAGCGCCGAGGATGGCTGCTTCAAATGAGCATTCGTACTCCTGTAGGTACTGATCCTCGGCCAACTGCGCCTTGGCTGCCGCAAGTTCGCTTGGCGGCAATAGCCCACTGGTGGAGGCGGGGAGGCGCAACAGGAACCATTCATTTGGGATGCGCTGTGCGGTTTCGTAGATTTCCCAGAATTGGTTTTTGCCTTTCGGTGTACCGCCAAACACAGCCCAACCTTGCTTGTCTGATAGGGCGGGGCGTATGACGTTGCCAAAAGCGCTGGGCTTAAAGTCACCGAATTCGTCCATGTAGACCCCCGAGAACCCCAGCCCGCGCATTGCGTCTGCGGTTTCGGCTCCGTAAAGGCGTATTTGGCTGTTGTTAATGAGCGTTATCGTCAGTTCTTGCTCATTGACGCTGCTGATGATGGGTTGGGCAAACTCTTTGAAGTATTGCCATGCCACGGCTTTGGCCTGCGACCGATATGGCGCAACGTATCCGAATAGCCCGTATGGGCCTTGGTAGGTGGCGGCAGCGCGGATCATGTCGTTGACAGCGGCAACCGTCTTGCCTGCGCGTCTATGTGCGACAAGGCACGCCCAGCGGTGCGTCCTGTTGTGAAAGGGCAGGAACGCCTTGCGTGGGCGATAGGGCAGGATTATTCGGGAGCCATCCATCCGATCTGTACCTTGACCGGGCCGTTGTCTTGTCCTGTGATTTCTTGGCGGGCGAGTTTGGGAACGTGGTACTCCAACAGGGTGCTGAAAGCATCAAAGGCAGCCTGTGGCCCCTTCTCCTCTGCGATCTGATCTAGCCACCCTTGGAGACGGTCTGCGTTGCCGTCTACAAAAGCGGCTATCGCCTCCCTAGCAGCCTGTGTGGCCCGATTAGGGGTGCCTGCCTGCCTACCGCCTGTTTTTTTACCCTTTGCCATGTAATTTGCTCTAGTTTAGATCAAGGGTGAAACAGTCTACCCCTTTTTCGGCATCTTGCGCATGGCTGCTGCAAGTTTCTTGCCTTTGTCGGCTTGGTTAAAGTCTAGCGTAACTGGCCGTTTGCAGATGCAGAAAATGCGTGGCCGTTGCCGAATGCAACAACACCCCAACGAATTCAGCCGCGTCTTTGTGCATAGAGCCTCCGCGTGACGAGCGTAGCACACGGTGGTATGTTTGCAAGTATGTCTACGTTCGTGTTTTTCCATGTGGGCGATGATCTGGAGTGGCCGACTCGGATGGTTGCCTCACTTCGCGCCTTTAACCCCGGTGCGGAAATCATCCAAGTGACGGATCGTGTGACCCCGACCGTTGAGGGTGTCACATGGGCGTACCCGACCGAGGGCGACCGGGAGTTCCTGATGCACTGGCGTCTTGCCGCCTTTGCGCGATTAGGGCTTGACGAACCTGCCCTATACCTTGACACCGATATGGTTGTGAAAGCCCCCATAAAGCCGTCCACGCTCGTTCTGGATGAGGTTTGCGTGCCGTGTCGGCGGTCATTCAACCGGGATGCGCTGTTTAACCCTCGTCAGCGGGGTTTGGACTTTTCCGAATACACGGGTAAGACGCTGGATGAAGTGTACCCGTTTGTCGGTTGTGCCACGGTGACCCGTGATGCAGGGCCGTGGGAGGATATGGCCGAGATGTTTGAGGCGTTACCCGAGAAGTTTTGGCGGTGGTACGGAGATCAAGAGGTTTTGCGAGAGTATTGCCGGCAGACCGAGGTGACGCTGCCTGAATATCACTTTGCCTGTCTGCCCGAGTACCTGCCGCAGCATCCTCACCCGGCCATCATCCACTACAAGGGTGCGCGTAAGGCCCTTATCGGTACTGTTCCGGTTTGATAGAGAGCAGATACCGCTCGTAAAGTTCCCGCACCGCGTCCTGTGCGTCACGGGCGACGTAATACTCACCCCGAGGCGCAAAGATGTTACGGAACCGCTCTTGGCCTTCCCGTAACTTACCCTTCGGCATTTTGATCTCTACCCAGCACACCCATTCTACGCCGTCGGGTAGCGCCCGAGTGACGAGTTTATCGGGTATGCCTTCGCCTGCCTTGCCGTAGTCGTAGACGGTAAACCCTTGCGCACGCAGTGCCTGTGTGATGACCGCATCATTCCCGTCTCGGCGTGCTGCGTGTCTCATGCCTTGATCAATAACCCTTGGCCGGTCGGCATTTCCAAGATTTGCTCTTTGCCTTCAAGGGACTTTTGGTGCGTCACCGCTGACTCACGATACCGAGCAAAGCCGTAATCGTCAAAGATGACTATGCCACCGGGTGATAGCCTCTCGTACACCAACGGGAACACAAACCCTTCGGTCTCTGCGTCGTT